GGTCAGCAGACCCTTGTCAGCTACGCCTGCTCCTTCATCACTGACACAGGTTCTGAAGGCCCGCGCAGCACGCTTGCAACCACAACGTGGGAGCTCGAGAACGGTGCGAATGGCTTCAGGTACGCAACCGCGCTGACGCTGCCCTATGGCCCTGAAGGGACCGTAGCGCGCAAGGTGTACCGCACTGCAAACTATTCAGATGACGCTGCGGTACCCGGTGACACCACGCTGTACTTTGTCGGGCTGATACGCAACAACGTCGATGATGTCTTCTTTGATGCGGTCAGCAGCGCAGCACTTGATGAACCGGCACCACTGGTCAATGCAGGCCCCTTCCCTGCACCGCGTGCGCGCTTCAGCGCAATGTTCCGGCAGTGCCTCTTCTTAGACGGTGGAGTAGATGACGCGTACACGCTCTACTACAGCGCACCGTCACGCATTGAGCAGTTCAGCGTGCTGCAGTCTTTGGAGCTGGGCAGTGAAGGCGGTGGCATCACTGCGCTGTATGGTGACTACACCTTGCTTGTGGTGTTCAGAGAACGCGGCATTGATGTGGTGCAGGGTGACTACGTGGCAGGCTTCACTGTCAGCACCATTGACCGCACCGTAGAAGTCAAGGCACCGCACAGCGTGCAGCGCGTGCCGGGCCTCGGTGTGCTCTTCCTGGCTTCTGACGGCGTGTATGCGGTCACAGGGGGCCTGCAAGGTGGTGCGGTGCTGGACATCGTGAAGCTGAGCGCAGGCTATGAAGACACGATTGCCCGCATCACACCAGACTGCCAGGCGCGTGCCGTCAGCGTGTACAGCGCAGCACGGCGAGAATATCAGCTGTATGTGCCCACTGACGGCAATGACCGGCCTGACCTTGCGCTGGTTCTCCACACTGACAAGCTGCAGCGCAGCCCTGATGTCAGTCCGTGGTCAACCCGCACCGGCTTTCCTGTCGGTGCCATCACAACCACGCAGGCCGGTGAAGTGGTCTTTGGTCACAACACCGGCAACGAGACGGGCAACAACACCAGTGAGCGCGGCTTGTTTGTCATCAGCGGCAGACGGTCAATGGGCGGCACGCTGAGCACTGATGTGGTGCCGGTGTTTCAACCTGGTGCTGCTCCTACTTCCACGTACCGCAGCGCGTGGAACGACTTCGGTGATCCGCAGCTGCTGAAGCAGGTGCAGTACGTGACGGTGTGGGTGATGACCACAGGCAACCCACAAGTGACGCTGCGCTGGTACAAAGACTTCAGCCTAACAGCCACCACAGAGCGCACATACGTCATGCAGCCACCTGACGCGTCTGCCCTGGCTGTATATGACTCTGCCGTGCTCGGTGTGGCTTCATACCGGAACGAGCGCATGGTGCCGCTGCGCTACGCGGTGGCAGTGCAAAGCTGCGCGCACTTTGCCTTTGAAATAGAGACTTCAGATGACATTGTGCTGATTGGCTTTGAGTACGGGTACACCGTCAAGGGCACTGAAGTAGCCAGGGGGCGCAGGGCATGAAGCGTTGGACACAGCGTGAAGCACTGACCGGTGTGACCGTCAGCCCTGACAGCATCAATGAAGAGCTGCGTGCACAGCAGAGCAGCATCGCCACGCTTGACCGCACGCAGATGCCTGCCGCACTCGTCGACGAGAACAACAGCGCTGCAGGCGCTTTCATGCGCGTCTATGCTGCGCGCTTTGCTGGTGATGCAGGTGGCGAGCAAAACGCAGCCAGGGACACCAGCACGGTCAGCAACGGCTGGCAGTGTGTCACCTATCAAAGCAGCCTCAGTGGTTGGCAGAACATCGGCAGCGCGCTGACCTTCAGTGACTACAAAGGGGGCACGCTCTACGGTGAATGGTCAGGCAACGCGATGATCATGCCTGCCTTCTGCGCCACTGCAGGCAACATTTACCCCGGCAGCCCCAAGTACCTCGGCTTGCGCATCCTTGTGAACGGCACCGTCTTTGCTGAGCGCAGGGGGCCTGCCTATCATGAGCACTTCAGAATCTTTGGTGTGCGTCGGTTTCCGCAGGGCAGCTTGACTGTTGAGCTGCAGATGCAGCTGACTGATGCTGACCCCAATGACGTACTGAATGTCTCTGGTGTGGGCAATACCAACGTTCCGCAGGCGCATCTGTACAGCAACCGGTATCTATTCGTGGGGCGGTGGCGATGAGCAGGATCACACAGGCCCGCATCACTGACGGGCAGACAGCCACCGCAGCAGACCTGAACACCAGGTTCACAAACTTCAGCCAGAGCGCTGCGCTGAATGAATTCAACACACGTGACGCAGCGCTTGACCTGCCACAGATGCAGGCCGATTGGTTCGCACGTGCCATATATGAGCAGACGCTTGGTGAGTTTGACCTGCTGCACACCAACTACAACACCGTTGCAGGCATCACTGCGGTGCCCTCTTCAGGGCACGTTGTGCAAGACTTCAGCGCAGTCAACAGCGTGCTCAACTTTGGCCTGACCGGGCTGACAGTGGCGGCTGATGAAGTGCTGCGCCTGTACTGGGATCTAAGCGTTCAGCCACGCTACACCGGCACGCCCTGGACTGCTGCAAGCAGCTTCAGCAGCTACACCGTGCCTGACCTGCCAAAGACCGGCACCGTGGTCATGGCAACAAGTGCGGCAGTGTGGGTGATTTATCCAGAGTATGACATCACCAGCAACGCGCTGACTAACTTTGTGCCTGTGGCCGGGCAGTCTGACTTCAACAGCAACTACACCGGCAGCAGACGCGGTGCAGCACTGTCTGACTGTGGTGCAGCCGCTGTGATACCGGCCTGGCTGCAGGTAGCCACCGCAGCGCAGGACGGGGGCGTGCTTGCTTCAGGTCTGCAGAGTAAGGTGATGGGATGGCGTGGTGTGAGCGGTGCATGGCACTTCAGCGGTGCGGACTTTGGCGCAACCACGATTTACGGTATCCGCTGGATTATCAAAGGTGTGCTGCACCCTGAACAGGTCAGCAACGTCAACTATCTCGGCCACGATATCTATGCGTCTGCCGTGTCTGGTGTGGAGCTGCGCTATACCAGCGGCAAAGCGCAAGCCCTTGTCATGAGGCTCAGCTGATGGCGTACACTCCCCCAAACACCTTCAGCGCGGGCACAGTGCTGACCGCTGCAGACCTTGAAGGCAACGCTGAAGCGCTGCGCCTGTACCTGCATGAAGGTGTGGTGGCAGGAGACTTTGAAGCGTCACAGTGGATTGAAACACGCCACATTCAGCCCCCTGTATATGAGCCTTACACCGGCACGCAGCACGGTGTGAGCGGTCACGTAGCCGGGCAGCAGGCTGACGGTGTGGGGGTGCGGCTGACCTTTGCCACAAGCTACCTGACGGGACTTGGCAGGCAGGGCGTGGAACCTGACAGGTGGCAGCGTGTGCCCAACACAAGCTTCACGCTTGATATGCGCAGGCCATTCAGGGCGCTCTTTCATTGGTGGTGTGAGATAGAGCACGGGCCTGACAACGTGCCTGCAGTCAGTGGTGAGAACTACGCGATTGCTGACCGGCTTTGCTACTTTGCCCCCTATGTCGGAAACCCTTCACTGGTAGACAAAACCGCAGCGCAGGAAGGGCAGAACCATCAGGGCAATGCCGGTGTGTACTGGCAGACCGCGTATCCTGTCGGCGCGAAGATGGCGTACACAGGGGGCGCTGCGTACGGTCAGCGTGACGGCTGCGTAGCCATTGACGGCACAAGCGTGCAGCGGTTGAATGTGGGGCTCTGCTACTACAGCCAGATAGACCGCGTTGCCCTTGTAAACTGGTCAATCGCCCTTGAAGCCTACTATATCTGAGGTGCAAAGATGGAACCGCTAACCATGGCACTCATTGCCGCAGGCATCAGTGCAGGCACACAGGCCATCGGCGCAGGCTTGGAGCGCAGAGCAGGCAGCCAGGCAGCCGCTGAAGCCTTCACCGAGGAAGAAGCAGAGCGCCTGCGGCAGCTTCAGGCGCTGCAGGCAGCCGGGCAGCTTGGCTTGACTGAAGAGCAGGCAGGCGTGCTTGAAGCGCAGGCCCGCACGCAGCAGGCAGCGCAGGCACGGCAGAGTCAGGCAGAGCGCCTGGCAGCACAGGCAGCCCGGCCAGCATCGGCGCGTGACGTGTTTCTGCAGCAGGCAGCGGCAGAAGCGGCACGGCAGCAGGCAGTCATTGATGAAGGTCTGCTGCGTCAGCAGGCAGAGCAGCAGGCAGCGGCAGCGCAGCAGGCTGAAATACAGCAGCTCCTGCTTCAGCGTGCGCGGGCAGCTGCCCTTGAATCAGGGGGCGCAGGGGCAGGCATTGAAGCGCTGGGCACAGGTGCGGCACAGGCCCTTGACGTGCTTGGTGCACAGGCGCAGCAGACTGCCCTGGAAGAAGCGCGCCTTGAAGGGCTGCTTGAAGAGTACCAGCCTGAAGCGGTCAACCCGTACGGGGCTTATGTATAGGGGGCAGCATGCCAACCAGAGCAGACACACTGTTTGACCGATATGCGCGGGCTGTGACTGCGCAGGAGCGCTTTGAAGCTGTGACGCGGGCATACGCTGACGCTGAAGAGCGTGCGCAAGCCCTTGAAGTACTGGCAGCCAATGAGCGCGCCAACCTGACCGCGCTTGAAGAGTCCTTTGCCGTGCTGCCGGTTGACTTTGGCGCAGCAGGGCAGGCACTGCAGGAGCGCTATGCCCTCGAGGTGCAGCAGCGGCAGCAGGCAGCGGCAGCACAGGCAAGCAGGCAACTGACGGCAGCACAGCGTGCAGCAATCGAGCAGCCCGGCAGAGCGCAGGCACTGAACGCACTGTATGACCTGACCGCTGACCCTTCAGTGACCGCAGAGGAGCTTGCGCAGGCCCGGCAGCTATTCGGTGCCCGGCACGGTGCGCTGACGCAGGGTGAAGACACCACGCTGCAGCAGGCAGCACCGGCACAGCGTGCACAGGCAATCGGCGCAAGACCTGGTGCCCTGACCGCTGCAGAGCGCGGCACTGAGCAGGCACTTCAGGCGCTCTTCTTTGCAGGCCCGCAAGGGATTTACGGAGGCTTTGAAGGTCAGGCAGAAGTCAACGAGCGTGCGCAGCGGCAGGCACCTGAAGGCAGCCGCTTCACCACAGGGCAGGATGCCTTCAACGTGTACCTGCGCCTGCTTGAAGATGGAGAAGTGACCGCAGAGGAGCTTGCGCAGGAGCTGGGGCATGAAAGCGCGCAGGCAGCAGCGGCTGACCTTGCCTTTGCAAAGGCGCAGTATGACAACGCACGCGCAGCCGGTGCTTTCACCAATGATCAGCGCAAGTACTTTGAAGGAAGATGGCTTGACGCAGCACGGCAGGCCAAAGCGCTGCAGGCCCGCGCTGAGCAGGCCCGCGCACGTGTACCCGCTGACCCTCGGCAGGCAGCAATCAGGGCAGAGCTTCAGCGCAGGGGCGTCGATGTAGAAGACCCCTTCTACCGCTACAGGGGCACGCCCCTGTATCAAATTCTCACTGATGCAGAGCGCCTGTATCAGTCTGGTGACCTGAAGGCAGACACCAAGCCGCTGCAGAAGGTTGAAGACTTGCTGCGGCAGTATCAGAAGGCAGGCACCACGTGGAAGGTTGACACCCTTGAAGCTGAGCTGCGCAAGACAATGGAAGGTGAAGAGCTACAGCAGGCGCTGAGCTTTGCACTTGCGTATCAGCGGCAGCTGAATGAAGGCGCACCAGGTGCTGACACAGCGGTGCCCCTGGCAGAGCGCAGGGCACCAGAACCAGAGCCAGAGCCATCAGATGATGACTTTCTTATGCAGCGACAGCAGGCAGAGCAGGCGCAGGCAGAGCAGCAGCGCATTGCCGATGAGATACAGCAGCAGGCGCAGCGGCAGGCACAGCGGCAGGCACCGCAGCCCCCTGCACCGACCCCTGCGCCGGAGCCTGCACCGGAGCCTGCACCGACCCCTGCACCGACAGCGCCTGACCTGACGGCACGGTATCAGCAGCGCCTGTCAGAGCTTCAGGCAGACACCACGCTTGACCCTGCAGAGCAGCGGCGCAGGGTGCAGGCCATTGAAGCAGAGCTTGCACGCAGGCAGGGGCAGGTCACGCCTGTGCAGCCTTCACCGAGCGCAGGCAGACGCATACCCGCACCGCAGCCCCCTGACCTGATGCAGCAGCTGGCTGACGCGCTTGACGCGGATGACTTGGAGCGGGTGCGGGCACTTCAGGCGCAGATACTGGAGCAGCAGCAGTGACACCTGCACAGCTACAGGCGCTGTACCTTGAAGCGGTGCAGGCAGGCAACGCTGACTTAGCCAACCTGTACCT